CCATTTAACAAGCCCACCAAAAGAACAGTAGCATGACCACAACCCAAAGGATTGTATCACCGTCCGGTTTGTTGAATCTGACTCTCATTTGCAGAAGTATTCTTGTGGGTTGCTAGGCTTTCTGAATACCGAATGATTCCTTGTCCTTCCATCCTTGGTCACTCGATAACGATGACCGAATGGCCATGCCGTGCCGACATACTCTACCTTACAAGTTGGCGGCTCTTGATCTTCAAGATAGGAGAACATCAGTCGTCCTACATCAGTCAAACCATCGTTGTCTATCGCTCCGTATCCAAGGCGATGTGATAAGACGTGGAATCCGAGTTCGTCAATCGGGCGCATCTGCTCTTGTAGCGCGTCTATGATTCGCCTGTTCTCTTCGACTATCTGTTCGGGGCTTAGTTTCTTTACTTCATCTTGAGTCAATCCAGCTTCGGTGAAACAGATAGGAATGTCCGAGAATCCATGTCGGGCTAAAGCCGTATGGACTTGGGCCATGTCTGGACGGATACCGATGCCCGGATAAGCATGAATTGAGAACTTTATACGGTTCCTGAAGTTGCCCGCGTTCTTTAACGCCTTCAGCATTCCTTCCAGCCATTGCGTAAGCCTGTTCCTTTGTCCTTCTGTGATGTTATGACTACCGGGAAAGGGTAGATTGACAATGAACTTGCCTCGATGGTCAGATAGGAAAGGGGTTGCGTAATCCTTGCACATCTTCACGTACTTCGATGGGCTCATCTTTTCAGTGTTCGGCCCTACGTACAGCTTCGCCTTTTCATCCGATTGGGCTTGTTCTACGCTTTGGGAATACCTCTTCAGGTACTGCTCGTTGTGAAGCTGCAAATCCCTTGCAATGACTCCAGCCGAGACCCTCCGATCGTATCGCGTCTTTTCTTCTTGAGGGCTTTTATTGAAGTTCACGACATGGATGAAATCGTGACCCATTGCCGCCAATCTGGAGTAATGACCTAGGCGTTCATCCGAGACATCCTCATAATCCAATCGGCAAGCCGCTGAACCTCCATCCACTCGGACAACTACACCCATTGCGATGTGCTGCTCGATGACCCTTTCATCTACGCCCCTATCTGGATAGTTCGCTATCATATCTCGGTTGCTCCTTGCATTGTGAACACTTCGCCTTCATGGGTTGTCAATGACTCAGCCGCAATCAACTTGTCAATCAGGCCATCTATCCCATCGGCTCTTGTAGCGTAAGGAACCGCTACCATGCGGATAACCGCTGGAGGAACGCCTCCGTTGTAGTCTGCTTCATACATCCATCCCTCTATAACAACCGTAGCAACCCCATCTTCAAGAGTGAAGTTATCCCGTATGCCGATCACATTTATATCTCGTGTGTCATTGACTCGTGGCCCCTTTAGCCCGTTATCGTCTGGTAGTTCAAAATGTCTCATATCAAATGTTGGTCACGTACACCACTCGATTATTTGAGCCTACTGACCTATTGTTGATTTGTAGGTTATTGTTAGACCCGTTAAGTATATTGAAGCAATTACTGGTAGTGTGCTGGTTTATGCTGGACGTTCCTATGTTCGCTGCCCTTATAGGTACATTAGAGAACGGCCTGATAGACTCTTGCCCATCTGCCATTGTGTGCAATAGCTTTACAGGACATACGGCCCAATCACCCGCGCTCTTGCCTTCCCAAGTTGCTGCGGCTGCGGCTGTGAAGTGGTCCGCTAATGGTTGATTCACGTCATCATATCGGTACATCTTGCCGTAGGCGTGGTCTTGCCATACATACGTGCCTGAAACCCATCCTGAAGTTGCCGCCCCTGCTGTTGTGGTGAATCTCAATGTGTTACCGTGAATGTTGTTCTGCCCAAGGGTATAGAAGTCGGTCAGGTAGACAATCGTTGCTGGATTCGCTGGCCTTGTCGGATTGAAGATGATATGACTGTTCGCTTCCAACCATCCTTCGTCACCCGTGTAGATGGTACTTGTTTGCCCTCCTTTCGGGGCTTCCATATACAAGCGTCCTGAAGGGGTTATGCCTCCGCCTCCAGCGGGCGTTACTGAGAATGTCAGCGACTCGGCTACCCCGTCATACGTTCCACCTTGCGATCCTCCGTTGTATAGCTCCGCGTCTCCATCCGTGGAGTCGGTTATGATGATGGTCGGTAGGTTCTTGTCCGCTAAGGCTGGCCCCGTTCTAGGTGTAGAAAAAGAAGTACCGTCCGTGTGTTTCTGCTCGGTGTCGCTTACTTCGTAATCACCCGAACCTCCAGCCCCTCTCCAAGGGAAAGTCTGACTATTCGACCCAGTGTCCTTGACCACCACGTCAGGGTGCTCGTATTCTTGATTGGACACCGCTGAATCAGTGAACAGACCATCGGATGATATTAGTATAGCGTCAGGCGCAGTCAGGTTGACTTGCGTCGCAGCCGCACCAGATGGTGCTATTGCTACTCCTGTGGTTATCGGTGGGTTCACTCCCTCTCCTAATGAGTCGAATAGAGCATAAGGAACGGTTCCGTTAGGTGCTTCATAAGGCCCTGCGCCCCTCCAAGGGGTTGTTAAGACAATGCCTCCTTGACTGTTCTGCAACTGCACGTCAGGATGCAACTCTTGTGCAGTCGCTAAGATGTCCTCGTAATAACCGCCAACAGGAAAGCCTCCAGCCTCCACATAGTCCGAGCTTATCATTCTCGAATCTGCAATGGAAACTGAGGGAATATACATGACCTGGTAAACTCCAGTTTCATCCCCTGCCATGTCCAAAGAAGGGACTAATGTTGCTCCGTCAATCCCAGCGACTGCTATGGTCGTTCCTTCTGAGTTGTTTATACGAATATCATCAACGGTCAAGTCAAAGACCCCGCCCTGGTTCAGTCCAAGGATATAGGCCCGTTGTCCATCGATTATCTCAGCCCCTGTACTTCCTTTTATGTAAATCGTTATCTGTGTTCCAAGGATGCCAGAGAAACCCGAAGCGAGTTCTGAAGTAGGTGTACCGAACGGGTCGCCAACCGTAACCCCTGCAAGCTCGATTCCATACCCGTTAGGGGTTGGCTCCAAAATTGTAGCCGGATCACATTCGCACGGCCCCGATGTTGGCGGGTTGAATGCTCCGGTGTACGGTATGTCGCATTGATTCAGCGGGTCGTTCACCTGAATAGTGATAGGCGCGTTCCATCCCGTCAATACTTGGTCGAACTCTTCAACAAAAGGCAATGCCCTGACAGGCTGGTCGGCTATGTCGAAGATTTGGCTTCCATCCTTGTAGAAGTAGGTCGTTCCATTCTTTACTTCAGCTAAGAAGTCTTGGATGATCTGGAGTAGGTCTGACTGTACCTGCTTGAGGCTTTCCATGTCAGCGTCCTTACTGTCTGGATTGACCTCGGTCGGAGCCAACACTATAAAGTCGAAGCTGAAGTCTACACCGTAATCAAAGATGGTCGGGTCTTGGATGACAAGGTAGACCATGACCCATTCGCTACGCTTGTTGCCTTTCTCTAAGTCAGGCAGCAACCCATGCCCGAACTCGGTGATTATGGCATGGTCATCGCACCACGCCTCGATACGGTTCAGAAGTAGTTTAAGCGTTGGCTTCATGTCTCTTGTCTTTCATGAAGGCTAAGGCCGTCAATGCTTGCCTGAATGGAGCCTTCGACACCTCTTCTATCTTGGTGAACTGTTCGTCCGCCAATACCCAGAAGGCGTTATACCATCCCCATTTCTCCGTGATGTCTATCCTCCCTATCATTGGTTCGCTGCTTCCATTTTCAGTTTGATAGACTGTATGATACTCTTCGTGGATTCGATTGCGGAACGCCAAAAAAAAACCGCCATCCCCGATGCCGTGTGCATATCTACTTGTTTCATCACTTCAGCGTTCTCGATGTGCTTTGGGCTGTATGGCTCTATCTCATAACCCTTCTTCCAGAACTTCCACCACTTTCGCTTGACGATTGGACGGTAGAGGATGGACAATACTTGAGGCATCGAAAGCCATAAGTCACCCGCTTCTCTCATCTCTTCTTCCAAGTCAGCCCATTCACCCGTGGTCATTTCGTCCATGTCTGGGTGAAAGCCATACTTCGTGCCGTTGATTTCGATGACCCTTACCAACTCATTCTTGAAGGCATCGTCCAGCACCTTTGCTAGCTCTTCATGTATCCGATTTAGCGAACGAAGGGTCAGTTTCTCGATTGTCTCGATGTCCTCTTTGCAGAAGATAGCAACCGTCACGACCTTTTGCCGTATCGTTGACATCTGGGCCTTCTTCATGAGCTTATCCCATTCCTGGTATTGACCCACGGTTATATCCTTAAGGCTATCCGGTACGTTTATCGTCCTCTTCACGTAAATAAATGTCGTTGATTAACCATTTGTGCTAAGATTCAAGCGAAAACATACTCACCCGCGCCCGTGTTCAGTTTCATCATTGCCACATATCGGAGCGCGTCTAGGGCATGGTTGTTCTCGTCTTCGGGTTTGTTCATCGGTCTGTTCGTCTTGTAGTCCTTCTTCCATGAGTAGTTCCTTAGCTCACTGATTACGTTGATTGAATCCTTGTGAACTCGGATCGGGTATTGCTTGAGCTTGTCGATACCGGAGCGGACAGAATCTTGTGCTTTGTCCACTGGTCTTATCCTCCAGCCTCTTCGCCTTATCTCTTCGATGGATTTGGGTTCGGCTGAGTCGGCTATGATTTCGGAGCCTTTCGATAGTCCTAGCTCTTCCATCCGTTCACAGATGTCCGCATTGGTCAATCCTGTCTCGTATATCAACTCGGATGTCCATAGCTTGCCGTCTTGGTAGCTGACCTTCACCAAGGCTGTCGGGTCATGAGTGAACCCGAAGTCCAATCCGTAGACAGTCCACCTTGGTTCGGCAGGCATCTCATCTACTTCCGTCCAGTTCGTGTAGATGACCCCTTCGCGCCTTGCCCTTTTTCCAAGGCCGTAGACTTGCCATTTGAATACGTCCGCTGTACCGTCTGCTATGTTCTTGGGTGTCGGCTCGTAGCTCTTTATTTTGGCTATGATTGCTTCTTCTAGGTATGGGTTGTCCAGCATCGTTGACCGAAGCAGAACCACGTCATCCCTTTTGAGTACGTTGTCATATATCCAGTGGACATCGGTAGAGGGATTGTAGTCCATGATCCACTTACCCTTGCACCTTTGCTCTAATTGGTCGAAGTCGTCCTTGTGTGTTTCGATTGCCTCGTTCAGCCAGAAGTAGTCGGTTTCGATACCGTGCAGCTTCTGGGAATCGTCAAGGCCGTAGAACTCAAATGTAGACCCGTGAGCGGAATAGATTAAATCGGTCTTATTAAACGCCTCATCCTGCCATACCTCAAGCCCTTGCAGTACCTTCTTGAACGTATCGAGTACGGTCGGCTTAATCCATGTGCGCCTAAACCTTGCAATTGCGATTCTCTTAGGGTCTTGTAATCCTGTCAGGTACAATGCTTGGCAGATGCTCCACGTCTTGGAACTACGTGAACCCCCTTCCAATACAATTCCCCGAACTGACTTATCATTGAGCGCGTTCCATAGTTTGCGAAAGACTCTCGTTCCCTCAATTGTCATCCTTTGGCTCGTGGATGATTATCTCTACCTTGTCAGGCTTGCCACCGTTCACCGTCTGCTCTACCTCTTCTTTTGGTTTGCCGTACACCCTATCGAACAGAACATCCAAGATATGAATACTTCCCTTCTCGTAGTCCCTCTGCGCTTTCTTCGCTATCAACGCTATCCAAAACGGCAACTGGTCGTTCTTTGCCAGCTCTACTAACTCGCTTCTTGACTTACCGAGTACGTTCTTTATAATGTCCTGAACCTGAGACTTGGACAGCTTGACGTTATGCTCATCCAAGAAGTGTTCCTTCAGCAGTGTCTCCACGTTCTTCGGTCGTCCTTTCGGGTTGCCGCTCTCGCCCTTCTCAAAGCGATTTATAGCCCCTCCATGCGGTTGTTTTACCTTCTTGCTCACCTTTGTTAGTCCTTTGAAAGAAATGCGTTTAGAGGATAGAAAACAAGGCTATTTCTGTAACCACCTT